CCAGGCGCAGCGCATCGACGCCTATGCCACACGAGGCGGCCAGAGGCGCGACACGCAGGACGCCATGAACATGTTCGATCAGGCCGCCCAGGTGCTGCACAAGGGGCCTGAGGGGCCTCGCGGCGATCAGCCCAGGCTCATGCTCATGGATGGCTGGCAGGACCGCCTGGAGCTACATGACCTCGTGGAGAAAGTGGCCAAGACCTGCCGCCGGCTTAAGGTTGACCTGCTCCTGATCGAGAACAAGGCAGCCGGCCATAGCGTCGCGCAAGAGATTCGTCGCCTATACAACCACGAGGATTGGGGCGTGCAGATGTATGATCCCAAAACCTTAGACAAGCTCGCTCGCCTATACAGCATACAACACCTATTTGCAGAAGGTATTGTCTACGCGCCTGATCGCGCCTTTGCCGACATGGTAATCCAGCAGGTGTCGGTGTTCCCCAAAGGCAAGAACGACGACATTGTCGACACCGTCTCTATGGCAGTAAAACACTTCCGTGACCGTGGATTGCTCATCCGTGAGCCTGAATGGCAAGCTGAGATGCAAGAATCTATGCGCCATCAGTCGCCGGTTACATCTTCAATTTACGAGGTCTAATGACAAATGTGCGAAAAGCCTGACGTCTATATTAGCCTGATCCGTGGCGTCGATGGCGGCGCCCCAGGCCTAAATTTATATGAGGTTGAGGTCGTCGGTCAGGAACCTCTTGACTATGTCAAGATTTATACCCTATCAGCCAAGAGTGATACAATTGCTTGCCAAGAGGCTTTGCGACGATTTGCGATCGACGTGAAGCGCCTGGAGGCCGAAAGCAAAGGGTAGTCGATGCCGCTCGTCCCTGGTTTGAGCCCGTCTCTCCGGCAACCCGCCCCTCCCCAGGCTGAAATGCCTGAAGGTGACATTGTGGTGGAGATTGCGGAGGACGCGCCTGACCAAGGGATGACCGACGCCAAGGGCAACCTCTTGTCGATTGAGCATGGCGACGGCAGCGTCACCGTCTCCATCGACGGCAGCCCTCTGGAGAGTGCGGCATCGCGTGGTCCGCGTGGATGGTTCGACAACCTCGTCAACGACATTGACGCCATGGAGGTGACGCGCATTGCGGATGACCTCGTCCGCAGCATCGAGGCCGACATCGACAGCCGCAAGGAATGGGTTGAGGATCGCGCCAACGGCGTGCGCCTACTCGGCTTGAAGCTGGACATTCCTGGGATTGGCGGCAGTGCCGATGGTGCGCCCGTCGAGGGCATCAGCCGCGTTCGCCACCCTCTGCTGCTGGAGGCGGTCCTGCGCTTCCAGGCTAACGCCCGCGCCGAACTGCTCCCGACCGATGGCCCGATCAAGATTAGGAACGACGACAACGACGCCACGGCCGCAGAGGATCGTCTGGCCGACGCCCTTGAGCGTGACCTCAACCACTACCTGACCGTGACCGCCAGCGAATACTACCCTGACACCGACCGCATGCTGCTGATGCTGGGCTTTGGCGGAACGCAGTTTAAGAAAGTGTATTACTGCCCTCTACGCAATCGCCCCGTGAGCGAAACCGTAGACGCCAACGATTTGATCGTGAACAACACCGCCACTGACCTTGCAAACGCAAAGCGCGTGACTCATCGCGTGCATATGAAACCAAGCACGGTAAAGCGTTTGCAGATTCTTGGTGTCTATCAAGATATCAATCTCAGCACGCCCAGCGCATCAAAAACAAATTCGCTAGATCAAGAAAAGAAGGACGTTGAAGGCATCAGCATTGATGCTAGCCGTCCAGAAGATCGCGACCGTGAAATCTACGAGTGCTACTGCGAACTCGATATCCTTGGATTTGAACATAAGTATAAGGGCAAGCCAAGTGGACTTGAGATTCCTTATCGGGTGACGATTGATGTATCGTCCAAAAACATTCTTTCTATCACAAGGAACTACGATCAGGACCAAAGCGAACTCCCCGAAGCCAAGGAGACGTTCGTCAAGTATACTTTCATTCCTGGTTTTGGCTTTTACGATATTGGTCTACTGCATATTCTGGGCAACACGACGAACGCCATCACAGCCGCGTGGCGTGAACTGCTTGATGCCGGCATGTATGCCAACTTCCCCGGCTTCCTGATGTCGGATGTTGGCGCCCGCCAGAACACCAACATCTTCCGCGTGCCGCCGGGTGGTGGTGCGCTGGTCAAGACGGGTGGCTTGCCGATCAATCAGGCCATCATGCCACTGCCCTACAAAGACCCGTCGCCTGCACTGATGTCGCTGGTTGAGAACATCTCCCAGACTGGCCAGCGCATTGGCGGCGTGTCCGAGATGCAGACGGGCGAGGGGCGCCCTGATGCGCCGGTCGGCACGACGTTGGCCATGATCGAGCAGGCCGCCAAGATTCTGAACAGCGTCCACAAGCGCATGCACGCCGCCCAGGCGCAGGAGTTTCGGTTACTTATTAAGTGCTTCCGAGACAATCCTGAGAGTTTCTGGCAGAGGAACAGGGCGCCGGCTTACCCGTGGGATGAGCAGGTTTTTCTGCAAGCTCTTAATAACTATGAGTTGACGCCGCAGGCTGACCCCAACACCGCGTCGCACGGGCAGCGTCTGATGAAGATCATGGCGCTGAAGCAGCTACAGGCCGCACAGCCGGGCCTCTACGATCCGATTGCCGTCGACACTGCGGCTCTTCAGGCGATTGGCTGGAGCAACCCGTCGCAATTCATGGCGCCGCCGAATGCGCAGGGTGCGCCTCCGCCTGAGATGATGAAGATGCAGGCCGACGCCAAGGCAAAGGACGTTGCGGCTCAGGCGCGCATGATGGACGCCCATACGAAGGCGCAGAAGGCGCAGGCCGACATTCAGATGGGCATGCAGAAGTTGACGACAGAGGCGCATCTGGGCGTGGCCAAGGCGCAGCTTGACGCGCACAAGGTCGAGACCGACGCTAGCATTGCCGGCGAAGAGGTCGACGCCAAGCTAGATGACAGGCTGACCAAGGAGCGCATTCAGTTGGTCGATCTGGCGCAGAACCTTGCCGTGCATCCCTACAGCGCCGCCCTAGTGGAGCCTTTGGTGCGTCCGTCGTTTGAGGATGTGCAGACCCGTCAGGCCGCCCTGGACGCCTCCAGGCGACGCCCTCTGCCCGGATTGGGCAACCCTCGCGCTCCCGGAGGCGTGCAGTGACCGCTGATCCCAAGAAGGCCGCCCGTGCGGCGCTCTACGTGGCACGCAAGACGTTTGCCGATGGGGGTGCTAATGATGACATTCCCAATATTCAAAATTTGACATCGGTATTCCCCAAGCCGCAGCGTATGTGGGATACCCCGATGCCGGGTGGCGCATACCTATCTATGCCGTCTAAAGAAGATATTACTGGCCATAAGGCGGCTCAAGCATCTGTTGGCGTTCGGCCGGGCGGAAAGCCATTTTTCAATGTATCGCGGGATGCTGTAGAGCAAACGGGGTCGCCTGGGCGCGGGAGCGCTATGGTCAAAACAAATCTTTTTAAGCAAAAGGCTGGATGGCAATGGAAAAACGCGCCTGAAGGTCATGAAGATACTAATACGTTGGTGTCTGTTGAGCATCGCGGTCAACATCACTACGCACTAGAAGCGCATTTTCCTAAAGGTGTAGACCTCGCTCGTTATGCTGAGGCCTCCAGCGAACCGCGTTTGCGTCCAACCACGCAGGGTAATGTGTTTTTTGGGCCTCAAGTGGGGAATATTCTTGTCCGCGGCCGTGAACATCCAGTTTACAAGCACATTATTGCCAAAGCAACCGGCGGCGCCACCGACGACGCCTTCACCGCCTACCACGGCACGCCGCATGAGTTTGAGCCGGAGCCTGATGCGCCTTACGGTCGATTCCGTGATACCGCTATCGGGTCTGGCGAAGGTGCGCAAGCATATGGGTATGGTCATTATCTGGCGGGGAATGAGAGGATTGCGCAGTCATATAAGAATAACGTATTTGCAAAACCTGACCCGGCAAAATTCACTAGTGCATCTGCCCGCGAAATTGCCGAACATCAATTGCAGGGGTTTGGATCACAACCGGACGCGTTGGCGTTGGGGATAGATGATCTAGAAAAATCTCTACATAACGCGCGATTCAAGTTTAGCATATTCAAAGACAAAATGGCCGCAAAGCGCGTATCCGATTTGGAGGAAGCCGTCACTTATCTAAAGACGCAGGTTAAACCCGGCTTCATGTATCAAGCCCGCGTAACCGCCAAACCAGAGCATTTTTTGGACTGGGATAAGCCGCTGAGTGAGCAAAGTCACGTTCTTGATAGAATAGACCACCATATTGGCGACCCTGAAATTGTTATGCAAAGGTTGTTTGGCGACCCTTCCAAGGCAACAGGCAAGGATTTGCATGACGCTCTTGGTGGGAACCATAAACCTAAAGAAGTAGCTGAAAAACTGCGTCAAATGGGTATCCCCGGCATTCGCTACTTAGACGCCAGCAGCCGTGGTCCTACTGGCGCCCCGACCCACAACTACGTTGTCTTTGATCCAAAGAACATTGACATCGTAAAGCGATACGCCCAGGGCGGAGAAGTCTACAGCAATCACGCTCCAAGGCACACAATGCAATCGCCTGCCGTTGCAGAGCTAAAGCACCTCTTGACGACGCATCGCGATGAACTGCGCCGCATGAAGGGGAAAACGCAGTATGCGGCCATTGACGCCATCATGAAGCGCATCAGCCGCGAGCATGGCATCGCGCCGAGCAAGCTGCATGATGATTGGGTGTCCGTCTACCATCAGACGCCTGATGCGTGGGTGGCGGGCGATCATGGTAATGTTGTCGACCGCGCCCTCAAGATGACGAGCCGTGGTGGCTACGCGTTTGGTGGCGCCCCTGCCGGGTTTGCCGCTGCTACTGGCGCCCCCATCAACTTCGCCCCGGCTTCCGGTGCCTTCACGGGTTTGCCGCTGCCCAAGGGGCCGGACATTGCCCCGTCCAAGGCCACTCTGGCGGCTATATTGGCGTCGCGCCCCACCACGCACACGGGGTCAGGTGAGCCGGTGAAGTTGTCGTCCTACGTGCCTCCACCCCCTGGTCCGACGTTCAATGCGTCCCTCTACAACCTCCCTAAAGACGAGGCCTCCGAGGGGGTTCAAGGTGGCAGCGGGGACCGTTGGCACCCTGATATGGGCGGCGCTACGGCCGGTGGGGCATCGTTGGGCGGCGGCGGTCCTAGCAGTGAAGTTGCCGCCCGTGGCGGTCGCATCCATCGTGCAGACGGGGGTGAGGCGGGGTATAAAGAAACTCCGTTCCAACACATTGAGAAACGCTCTCCTGGTTGGGGAGCCTCATGGACCCCTTTGCACGAAGTTAGCCAAAAATTAGGTGGCATCAAAAAAATATCTGAATCCGCCTCAAATTACGGCGACTTTATGAATGTTATGGCGCACAAAGCTAAAAATGACCAATTGTCGCCGCGAGATTTGATTAAATCTTATTTAATGACTGTTTCTAGCCAAGGGAGGCAAGCGGTTAACCCTCAAACTATTTTGAAAAATTGGCCGGATTATCCAGGGCCAATTCATGATAAAATTCGCCCTGAGGGAGCTATGGGGGAATGGCTTCTTTCGCCAATTGGGAAGCGTTACTTAGATGCTGCGGAGCAAGGAATAGTTGACCATGGCGCAATTTCACATGCCCTTAAATCATTTGGAGGATTTGGAAAAATAAATAACGCCGAAGGAAAAGCATTGCCCTGGGCCGCTCAATCTTTGGTGCCACACACTAAAATTGTATCCAACATGATTGCTGCTAGCCTTGAAGGCCGCCATTCGGCCGAGGATTGGCGAAATTGGGTAAAGAACAATATTCATGGCGTTGGTTTTGCTAAATCGGGATTTTGGGGCTCAATGCTTGGCAGAGGGGATCAAAGTGTTCCCGATGCTCGCCAGTTAGTTCTTCACACTCCCAATAAAAATGATGAAGCTACTTCTCTAATTGGCGTTGGGGAAGGTGTTCCGGCATCCCAACGCGAAGGCGAGGCAATGCAACGCATCATTGATCGTCAAAATGCTTTAGGTCTATCTATTCCTAAGGAATTGTCCCCGCATTATCAGGCGTTGGCTCATCATACAATTTGGGACGCCGCTGGAGGCACAGATACAACACACCAGGACGTAATCAACGCAATGAAACATGCCGCATCTGGCGGCGCGATTGATGGAGATAATGAGCATCCTGTTGCTATGATCTTTAAGGCTTTAGGAATGCCTGGATTAGAAAGAAGCGACGAGCAGACGACGCACTCCGTCGTTGACCACGCCCTGTCCCTCACTCGTCACACCGCGCTGCACGGCATGCAGCCCAAGCGGGGACGCCCGTAATCTCTCTGGAGACTTCTGCTAATGTCTGAGCATGCCAAGTCCGCGCGAGCGGCGATGAAGGCGAAAGCCAAGCGTATGGGTGATGCCGGCGACCCGAAGGCGCAAGTTGACGCCTCGTCGTGGACGCCGCCGGAGATGGTGAATAGCGGCGCCAAGACTGGCATGCGCCCCATCTCCAAGCGCGCCTTCAAGCGTGGCGGCAAGGTGCTGCATGTCGAGGGTGAGCAGGCGCACCAGCACGCCGGTCGCAAGCCGCGTGGCGCCGGTAACAAGGCGCTGACGCCCAGCAACTACATCAACCGCAACCAGAAGGAAGCCAACGAGGAGCGATCTGGCGGCGATGCTCATGTTGGTGGCTACAAGCACGGCGGCGCGCCTAAGCACGACGACATTGTTGCCGACCGCGCCCTTGTTCGGAAGATGGTCAAGAGCGCCGCGTTGACTGGCAAGAAGCATGGCGGCGAAGCTGGCGCCCACAAGGCCATGCGCAAGCACAAGGCGGATGGTGGCGAAATCTTTGACGAACAGAACATGCCGATGCCTCCGGCGCGTCGCATGCCTCGCTACAGTGAAGATGCAGTTCCGCCCCCTTCTCGTCGCAAGTCGATGAAGGCGCGCGAAGCCGACATGATCCGCGAACTCCTGTATGGCCGGGCTCATGGCGGTGAAGTCTCGTCCAAGCGCAAGCATCGGGAAGATGGTGGCGGCGCGGGTGGTGGAGACCCATACGAACCCGGTGATTTGATTTCTGGTCGTTCGATGCCGGTGCCTGCGCGCCAAACTTCGGTCACGAAGCCTTCGGAAGTGCCCAACCTGAAGCGTTTTCACGAGCTTCAGCGTGAGGCAGCAGGGCGCAAGGACGGCGGCAAGGCCGACCATGGCGCCGGCTGCCGTTGCCACAAGTGTTCTGGCGGCAGGATGGGCAAGGCCGAAGGTGGCAAGATTGGCGACATTGGCGGCGAACGTCCGCATGGCGGTCGCGTCGCGCGTCGTAGCGGCGGGAAGGTTGGCAAGGGCAAGACCAACGTCAACATCATCATCTCGGCCGGTCGTCCTGCCATTGATGGAGCGGCGGGGCAGTCTGGCGTGCCGGGTGGCATGGGTGGTCCTGGTGCCGCCCCTGCCGTCATGCCTCGTCAGGCCCCTGTGATGCCTGCCGCCGCCGCGCCGATGCCGATGCCCCCGATGGGTGGCGGCATGCCGATGCCTCCCCCGCAGATGCCTCCTCCGGGGCCGATGATGGGGCGTAAGGCTGGTGGCCGCGTCTATCGCACCTACAAGGACATGGACGCTGGCGCTGGTAGCGGCCTCGGTCGTCTGGAGAAGACGGAGATTGAACGTCGGAAGTAGTCACCACTTCTTCCGATTTAAGTTACCGTAGCGGGCGCCTATAGCTGCGGTAAGAGACGGGGGTATTGCCCCTCCCAATGCCTCCGTCTCGACCGCAAGCTCTTGAAAGATCATCACATGCTCACATTTAACAAAAAAATGGCTGAACAATTCAAGAAATTGGTTGACGAACGTGTAGACGCTCTTAAAGATGACATGGCAGCCGGTCATTTGTCGTTGGAGGACTACAAAAAGACAGCGGGACGTATTCAGGGTCTCATTGAGTCGCTTTCTATAATTGATGAGGCTGATTTTATATGCGAAAGAATGTAACAGTGGAGGTTTTTTGTGACGCTTATGCTAATGCAACACGACGTTGATCCGAAGAAGAAGCTCAAGGATGACGTTGGCGATTTAAGTAAGGTTGAAATTTTCAACAATCAGGTTCTTGTTGGGGTTTATATTCGACCTTCCAAGACCAAGAGCGGTATCTATCTTACCGACCGCACCACGGATGAGGATAAGTATCAGGGCAAGATTGGTCTTGTCCTCAAGAAGGGTGCAACTGCTTTTGTTGACCCGGAAAATCAGTGGTTTTCAGACGTTCAGATCAATGAAAATGATTGGGTTTTGTTCCGCCCCTCTGATGGTTGGAGTGTAACTATCAACGGCGTTCTTTGCCGCATCATTGACGATCATGCTATTCGTGGGCGCGTCGATCAGCCCGATCAAGTTTGGTGAGGGCTAGATTATGTCAGGAAGCAAGGAAGAACTTGATATTGTTGTTGAGCCCGTTGAGTCCGTAGCTCAAGAGCCTGAAATCAAGGTTGAGAAGGCAGAAGAGAAGATTCCGGTTGTTGCGCCGGAAGATGGCATTGAGACTCTGCGGCGCCAGCTTGAGGCGGAGAAGCGCCTTCGCCTGGAGGCCGAGCATCGCGCCAATGAGGCCGCCCAGCAGGCGCATAGTGCCCGTGGCGAGGTTGAGGATAGCCATCTTCATCTCATCAACAACGCCATT